ATTTATTGATTTCATTTTTTAAGATAATGTCTTTTATTTTTTCTATTAATTCATTTTCTAAACTCATTTCTAATTTATCAGCAAAATAACCCTCTATTGAAAATCCTTTGACTTTTCCAGTTTTTACAAAATCTGTCCAAATAGTATCGTTGTTTACTTTCATTGTTACCATCCAAGTTCCAACGGGTGCATTTAAACCGTACTTTTTAGATTTGTCCATTTCAGTATCTTCGACGATCCAACTCTCAACTACTGATAAATCTTTAAGTTTTTTATCGTGTTCTAACGTGGCGTTGTTTTGATTGCTATTCATTAAAAATAATTCACTTGCTTTTCGCACCGTATCATCTGAAAAGAAAATATAATATTCATCGTTTCCGTTTCGACGATAAATATTTTTATTAGGTATTAAAGCCGCACCCATTAAAATACGCTTTTCGTCGTCTACTTTTGCGAGTTCTAAATGTTGATTTAAAGCAATAAAATTAGATTCTATTGCAGGAAATTCTACAATTGAAACTGCATCAACTCCAGATAAATCTTCTTTTTCGTCTATAATTAATTCTACTGTTCTCATATTACTATAATTAATTTAATTTAGATTTGTTATAATTATCCCAAAGTGGCGCTTGAAATTATATTCCTATTTAAACTTTGAGCAGTACTTATATCTCCAGCCACAACATAAGTTTTAATAGGTTGTTGTTCTTTTTGTCCTATTGTTTGCGCTAATTGATTTGTCGCACTTGCACCAACTACATTAAATGATGGGGGAGCTGAAGCAACACCACCACCGCCACCACCAATACCTGAACTACTTGGAGCAGTACCACCGCCAGAACCACCACTTGACAATAATTGCCTTGCTCTTGAAATATTACCAATAACAGATGCAGCAGTTGAAGCATAAGACAAAACCCTCGCAACTGTACCAATTCCAGGAACTAAAGGAAATGCTAATTGAGCAGCAACACCCTCGGCATTCGCTAAAGTTGACGCTTTTGAAATTGCAACCGCACTATCAATTCCTATTTGAGTTAATGCAATAGCTTTTGATATAACTTGACCTGCTTTTGTTTTTGCTAATCCAGACGCTTCTAATCCTGCAATTATGTTATTTAAATTTTGTTTTGAATTTGCTATTGCATAATCTTTATTTCTTTGAAATTCTAATTCTTTATCGTCAGTAGCTTTTTTATCTTCTAATTTTTTATCAGCTATTAATTTTTCATCCGCTGTTCTTTTTATGGAAGCGTCAGCATCTTTTGCATAGCTATCCAACATTATTTTTTCAAGATTATCATTATGCTGTTTAGTTAATAATTCAGTATTTAAATTATTAGCTTGATATTTAGTTAGCCATTCTTGATACTCTCTTTCTTCTTTTTGTAATGGAGTTTCTTGTGCTTCTCTTAAAGACCTTTCTTTGTCCATTACCTCTTTAGCTAAAGACATTTCAGCAGCGAGTCTATCCTCTTGTATTTTCTTTAATGCATCAGCTTCTTCTTTCTTTTTTGCTATTGCATCTTGCTTGGCTTTTTCTTGTTGTTCTTTTATTTTTTCATTAGCTGCCTTTCTATTTTCTGCTCTTTTATCAGCTTCTTCTTTTTCAGTTTTAGACATTTCTTTTGTTCCATCATTAAACCTTTTTATAGATTTATCATAATTAGAACTAAAATCATTTACAGAACTTTTAGCATCTTGCCAAGCGCCACTAAAATCACCAGAAATAAGTTTTTTAATTGCACTTCCTAAACTTCCCAAAGATTGAAACACAGCAGTAACGCTTGAATAAACAACTCCAAATGCTTTTGAAACCATTGGCAAAGCACTAACTGATAATTCAACTAACGTATTAAATAAAGGCTCTACTGCTCGAAATACACCGTTAAATAATTTACCTAATCCATTTAATAAAGGTTGTAGTTTTTTCATTGCTACTTCATTATCTTGAAATGCAGCAACTAAACCACCAATTAAAGAAACTATTAAACCAATTCCCGTAGCTTTTAAAGCACCCCCAAAAGATTGCGTTGCTACTTTTGCTCTATTTAAAGAACTACCCAATGCGCCTAATGGTCCACCTGCACTTTCTAAACTATCAATCCAATCAGATGAAGCATTTTTAGAAGATTTAATTTTGTCCTCTAAATCGTCAATTTGATTGTATATCTTTTTAAACTCTTCAGAACCAGCAGCAGTATCTTTTAACTGTCTTTTTAATGCTTTTAAATCAGCAATAGACTCTCCGACGTTTGATTTAACTTCTAATTCTATTGTTTTCTTTTCTGCCATTTCAATTCTCTTTTTAATTGTTTAAATCCTTTTTTTAATGTTGTTGGTCTTTGATATTTACCTTTTGCTATTTCAATCAATTCACTTTGTCCGTAGAACTCGTCTAATGCTAATAAATCTAAAATATGTTTTATCATAATACTCTAAAATCTGTTAATAATTCAAATTGTACTTCTCCTGTTGTTAAATCAATAACCATATTATTAATTAAATATCTTTTATCCCTTATTATAAGCCTATCGTTTAGTTTTAGCGTAGTTAATAATGATGTAGGCAATATTCCACTAACTTTGATTAATCGAGCCTTAGAATCAAATATATTGGTTAAGTAATTTTGATAATAAGTTTGATATAAACTATTACCTATCAATTCATTTGTCAGTGTTGATTCCTGTTCGTTAAAATTTAAACTAAATGTATCTGTACCATTAAAATATTCTTGACCAAATGCCTTATATCTATCGTAACTTGTACCTGGTCCACTTGTTGCAGTAGAAAAATAATAAGTTGTACTTGCCAAACTTGTTAATGATAATGGATTATAATCGTATAAAATTATAGGTTTAGGAGTATATTTTTGTAAATCACTTTTCAAAGCATAACCAACTTGTAATTTGTCTTTTAAATTGCTAAAATTCAAATCTTCAAAAGGTAATTTAATGTTGTATTCTTCTCCATCGTTATTAGTGTTAAATAATAATGATCCGTATTCTACATTGTTTGCACTTTTAAAACCAACATTTACTATTGAATCACTTTTTTCATATTCAAAGTTTATTTTCTTATAAGTTTTAACCCTGTTTAAATTAAAATTATCAGATTTAATATACTTAGTTATATCTCTTATTATTCCATTTTCGTAATAGCTTTCTATCGGCTCTAATGTGTAATTAATTCCGTCGGTTGAATAGCAAGTCAAATTAAACATTTTTAAAATACCGCTAAAAAAATCCTCTATTTTAATATCTGGCATATATGCGTTAATAGGTAGTTTTATATCTGTAACGCTTTGATTTGATGATTTAGTTAATTGTGTTACCAATGGCGACCCTCCACCTTCGTCTAAACTTAAATCTAAAATAGCATCAAAAGTAATAGGAACTAAAGAAGAAATTCTCATAGTGAATAAATCGCCTGAATACATATCTGCTCCTGTGTTAAATAATTGTAATGCACCAGTTGAAACACTATTTTGCGCCACTACTTCAACACCGTTTTTATAAGTATGCACAGTATATGGTATTCCACTTGATGTTAATGTTATGCTTATAGTTGATGTTAATAAATCATAAGGAGTAACACCGTCATATTTAAAAGTTTCGTTTGTTAAATCAACTATAAATCCATCGTTTAAACTTACAGTATCCCAAGTGATTAATGTTTGTGGCGATTTAACAACAAACGTATCAGCATTTTTTAAATATAAATAAGCGTTTTCAAATTTCTCATCAGTTAAAAATGCACCATTAAAATTTATATTCCATTTACTGTCTCTTTCAATCATATCTAAAACAGATTGTAATCTTAAGGCTGGGAATAATTCATTGTATCTAATTGGAGTTGAAGCATTATTAATATTACTAACTCCACTTCCATAAGTCCAATAATTTAATGAACTAATCAAAGGAAACATTACATCGCCACTTGTTGTAGTAGTAGTTACTTTATCTTTTACAATTGTTGCAGTATAATTAAAATCATAATAGGTACTGTTTAAATCTTTTAAAAACAACCCGGCAAATTTATCTTTTAAACTTCCTAACGCTCCAATAAATGTAATACTATAATCTTGTGGTTTACCGTCTTTAATATTGCAACTTTCTAACTGTATTTTACCACTTCTAAACGGTATTGTATCTAATTCGATATAAGCATCAGCCTTAATCAATGTAGTAAAAGAGTTGTCTAAACTATTCTCATACCAATGTTTGAATATTTTATTATTTTGCTTTGAAGCTGGAATAGTAAATGATTGACTAAAGTCAGTAAATGTCTTGGATATATCATTTATGTTTTGAATTGAACTTGTAACACTAATCTTTTCATCATCAAATAAATCAACTCTATTGTAATCTAAAGTTTCCGAATCTTGGATATATATTCCTACTGTTATCATACAACATTGTTTATTAAATTATAAGCATATTCAAACTCAATTTCGTAGTTTATTAATCTGTCTTTCAATGTGTTTTTATAAGTCATTGATTTGTTTTTAATCAAAACTGGTTTGCTATCTAATAATATTGTCTCACTAAATAATAAGTCTTTCAAAATAATATTCATAGATTCATCAACCCATCCAGTATTACATTTTATAAAATCATTTCCGTTTGTATTGAATGCTTTTTTTTGACCTTTCAAATAGTTATAATTATAATCTTGCAATAAGTTGTAAGTAGTATTTTGCATTGTACTACTCTCCTCTTTTGCTTTCATAAAATAAACATTTTCCCAACCACCACTTTTAGAAATGAACGAACATAGACTTGGCGTATATTTACACTCTTCGTCTGCATCAATTACTCTTGACCAAAGTAAAGTACTGTCTCTGTATAAACCAACTGTATAAGGAAACAAAGAATCCCAATATGGTGATTGTAAAAATATCTTTTTGTTAATTGGTGTTGTATCTGCTGGTGTTATATCAATACTGTTAGTCGCAACTCCATCTGTATATTTAACGGTGTAAGTAACTCCAGTAGTTTTCTGCAACAATACATCTACATAAGAACCTAATTGACTTAATGTTTTATTTGGATTTAAAGCATTTATGTTTATTGATGAAGATGCTAAAATAGTTCCATTGGATGCTAAATAAAACTGATTTATAAATGGACTGTAATGTATTATTTGAGTTATTGGCTCATATCCATATGTATTATCTGTATTTAATATTAAATCAGAAGTCAAAGGAATAGCATCAACATTCAAATATGTATTCATTCCATTTGTATATTCCGTATATCCATCAACACAATAATAAACAATATTTGAACCTACTGGTGATTCTACACTTGCAACCGTAGCATATTTTTGCAATGCAACATAACAAAGTAAATTTGTGTTTTCTGTTGCAGTTGTATAGTCTGGATTAATAGGTGTCAAATATTCCAAGATAAAATTACTCACGTTGTAGTAAGTAGCCCTATTTGATGTCGAACTTATATTTTTTGAAAAGGTATAACTTTTTTGTAGTACGTTATCAGTGTTATATATGTTTAATAATAACTTTGTTGAAGTTTGATTTGTCTCATTTATATCAACAATAAATGGACTTCTTGCAAATATTACTTTCGCCATTTTTAGTTATTTTCTAATACGTTAATCCTTGCTGTTAATTCTTGAATAGCTTTAATCATAACTGGCAAAAGATTTGCATATCTTGCTTCTAATCTTTCAGTGTCATTTTCAGAAACTAAATCTAAATTCTCGCCTATTAAAGAATCGTTTTGTAATTCCAATAAATCTTGTGCAATAAATCCAGCAGATTTAATTCCTACCCTACCTTCATCTCTTTGATTCCAAGTGAATGTTACTGGTTTTAATTTATTTATAAATTCTAATCCTTCAGTTATTTCTACTATATCAGTTTTGTCTCTTCCGTCAGATAATGAAGTAATAGTTTGAACATTGCATCTTAAAGCATTGATAGCAGTATTTCCCAAAACAATTTGGTCACCAGCAGATGCTTGAGCATTATATCCTAAACAAGTTGTATTGTTAAAATTAGTATTAAATTGCCCAGCTAAATGACCAACCGCAGTATTAGCACTTCCTAAAGAAGATATCAAAGCAGAATTACCAATAGCCACATTGTCATTTCCAACTAAATTTACTGCCAAAGCACCAGATCCTAATGCAGTGTTATTAACGCCAATTGTATTAGTGGTCAATGTTCCTTTTCCACAAGCAGTATTTCCGTAGCCACTTGTGTTACTATATAAACTTGAAGTTCCAACAGCTGTATTACCAGCGCCACCTTGATTTCTTTCCATCGCATAAGCACCAATAGCAGTGTTTGAAAACCCACCTAAATTGTCTCTCAATGTATTTATTCCAATAGAAGTATTATTGTCTCCAGTTGTATTTGATTGTCCAGCACCAACGCCAACTACGGTATTTGTTGCAATATTACCAGCACCTTTACCAACTTTAACTGAATTAAATGTAGAATCTGATGAAGTTTCAATAGTAATATCCAAACTTGATGCGTTTGCATTTACTTTGCCAAATGCTACATAAAGAGTATCTGCTGAATTGTCGTTTGGAGTTGTTCCCCTGTTTACTTGTGTTAATGCCATTTTTTTTTATTTTAAATTAGTTTTATTTTATATCTTTTAAATTATAATCTACCATTGTTTCAACATCTTGTCCAAATGCTTTCAATAAATCTACATCAATATATTTCTTATATCCCGCTTCAAATGGTTTAGTAAAAAACAAACTTGGTTTTATTCCTTTGTGAAATATTGACCTTGTAATTAAATAAGCTGTTGAATCGTAACTCATAAACCGCCCGGAATTTCTATCCCTAAACTGAAATCCTTTTTGCCTCACCCATTTTTTAATACCTTGCGTTAATCCGCCTTTTTTACCAGTGCCTGATCCAAATTGAAAAGGACTGTTCGGGGCTTTTAAACTTGAAGTCTTACCCTTTACCCCTTTATCAACAAACATTCCGTAATCATCCATTGAAAAGCCTACAATAGAAAAACCTTTATCTGTTACTACTTCACCTTTAATACTATTATATAAACCCTTAGTATTGTTATGCCTTGATTTAGTTAGATTGCTTCTACTTTGTTGTATAACATAATCGCGAAACTTTTTAATAGTTTTATCTACTTCTAACATATAGTCATTTCGTTTGCTATTACCATATCGAATGTAACCGTTACACCAGCCAATTTGTTTTCAAATCTTTCTGTAAAAAATTCAACTGATGGAGTGCCTGAAAGTTCATAGTCGCCACTCATTTCACCACGTCTTAATACTTCTAAAAATCTATTGACTACAATTAACTGAGTATTCAATACATCTTGTTCATTATCGTTTCCTAAAAAAATATCCGTTGTTTGGTCTTTACTTTCGTCCACTATATCCATACATAAAATAGAAACATTATAGATCCAAGTTGCACCTTGATAGGTTGCAGAATTTATTATTATATGGCTTAAAGGAAATATAGTTTGTTTGTTTAAATCAACTTTAAATATGTCGCCAATAGTAACTGTATTTACAAATAAATCTTCCTTTAATTGGTTCTTAATTGCTTGTGTTAATTCGTAATAATGTGAAATCATTTATTTTGCTTTTTAATTAAATCCGCTTCGATTTGTTGCTTTTCTTTTTCAAATGTTAAATAGGTTAAACACTGGTTAATCGGTAATCTTGTAACGTTGTCAAATCTTGCAAGGTCTCCTTGAGCAATAGCATAGATTGAACTATACCATCCCCACCGTTTGCCGAAGTTTGCTGTTGTAGAATATTCTGCACTTCCTTGTTGTTCTCCAAATAATGAATCGTACCTTTCAATAATGCGTTCCCTAAATTGTAAAAAAAAACCGTAGCACCTAAACAAACATCAAGCGGAGCGTGTTTCATTACATCGCTGTAAGTTATTGATCCGTTGTACTCTTCAATTTCATACGTGCCATTTAAGCCATTCTTTTTAATCGGTCTATATAATACTGCCATAGCCTTATGATAATCATTCCAATCGACGATATATGTATCTAAATCTGTATACTCGCCAAATGATATATCTTCTAAATTAGGTATAAATCCAAACTCAACTCCACCGAGTTTAAACCTTTGTATTAATTTATTTTCTTGTGTAAACATAGCACCAATCTTATTGGTAATATCCTGCACATCTTTGTATTTAATCGTGGCAATATCTTTTAAATCTATTCCGCAGAATATCTGTACCATTTTATGCTGCAGGAACTGCTCATCTTCATTGTCTTTTGCTATCTTTAAGAACGCTTGGTATTGCGATAATTTAATTTCAGATAGTTTAGTCGGTATTGTAATTTCTAATTTCATTTGTTTATTTTTTATAATAATAAAATAAAGTTGATATTGTATTAAACAAAAAAAGCAACCGTTTATAATTGCTCTTTATTAAAATATTCATTCGCTATTAAATACATCTTTTGCATCTTTCTAATCTCGCCAATATTACGGGGTAAATTAATAACTACTTCAACGTTTTTAACCTGGCGAATATAACGCTCGATTTGATCAATCATTTCTCCGTAAGTCATTAGTAGATAAAATAGTTTCCTTTGTTTGGCGTTCCGATTGATTCCATTTCGTGATACCTCCAGCTGTCAATTGCGTGATTAAACATATCAATAGGCTTGTTCAAAGTTGCACCTGTTTTTTTATCTTTATCCCAAGCGTATTTTCGTAATTCGTTTATTAAGTTTGTACTTTTTTTTGTTATTAAATAGCTTTGTTCCTGCATTACTTGAATACCGAAATTAATACTATCCGCACCTTTGCGAACTGCTCTCGCATTAATTCCAAATGCTCTCAACTCTGCAATCGATTTCGGCTCTGCACTATCACAATAGCAATCATCTTGAGTTTTAATAAACTTTGCAATCTGACTATTAGACAATTCTTTTTGATAGCAAATTTCGTTTATAATTCTTTGATCATTCCACTTATAAACCTCAACTATTGCCGTCGGATCGTTTGAATATCCAAAATCTACACCATAACCCAAGAGCCTTGCCTCTTCTGGTATCGTGTCAATTGTTTGCCAGTTATTGAAAATTACTCCATCGAGTGAACCTATCTGGCCAAGCCCGTAAACTTTCCACCAATTTTCCCAATAGCTTGATGTTTTAGCTTTTTCTTTTGCCTTTTCAATTTCTTTGACTATTGCAGGGTCGAGTGCCTCATTATCTTTGTAGGTTAAAATTATAAAATCACTTGTAGGCTCATTCATTAATTCAGTGTGCACCCAAAATTCATTCGTAGGATTGTAATCCAAATAAATAAACTTCTTTGTCCTAATTGATAGTTGCTGGTAACTTTCAAATGTAACGTTGTTGCACTCGTTTATAAAAAGAATATCACGCCTTGCACCTCTTAATTTGTCTGGCTGGTCTGCACTAAAAAATTCAATATAAGATCCGTTAGAAAATTTATAAGTAAGATTTGATTTGTTGAAATTGTTTGGATTAAAGTTATTTGTCCAATCCATAATCTTTAAAAAGTCTTTGAGCGCACCACGCTTTAAATGTGGTATTGATTCAGCCACTACACTAATTTCGCTGTTCGGTGTTTGATAAGCGTACTGGATTAAAAGCGGAAGGATTGTAAAGGTTTTCGAACTACTTGTTCCACCTTGTACAATCCTAATCCTTTTTCTTAATTGTTTTATCTTAGTCTGTGCCGTCGTTTGTATTAACATCTAAATCAATTAGTTTGAATATTGGTTTCTCAATATCTATTTGCATTTCATTTCTTTCAATGTACCCTCTCTTTTTACCTTTGGTTTTAAGATAAAATATAGTTGCTGTGGTATCTCCCTCTTTTATTTTTTTGTGCAAATGGCTCTCGGCAAAATCAATAGTCATATCGTCAATACCTAAAACGGCTTTCTTGTAATCTTCGTCATCCCGATACCAATTGTAATGTGTACCCCTGTCAATTCCTACACTCTTACAAGCGGTTGTAACAATTCCAAGCGATTTTTCTAACGCTTCAATCATTGCTTTTTTTAGTGTTGAATTTTGTGTATTCATTACGCTTTAAATTCGTTAGTACAATCTACTCCGTTTCTTTTAACGGTTAAAGTATCATCAAGTTTAATCATTCGCTTTACTATTACATCGCAATAGTGTGGTTCAAATTCCATCATTAAACAATTTCTTTTTGTTTGATGACAAGCAACCATAGTAGCACCGCTTCCGCCAAATAAATCAAGTATAATATTTCCCATATCATAACTATTAAAGCAATATGATGCTAACTCTATTGGTTTTTGTGTTGGATGCACTCTTTTTTGACCATGCTCAGAAGCTTTTATCATTCCTTTCCATAAGTGTCTAAATATTCTAATTGAAGAATGACCATCATTTATAAATGCTAACTCACAATCCGATTGAGTATCACTTTGATTTTCTTCTACTCTTTTATCCCACACTAACCAATTATTTGTTTGAGGCAAATGATGGCAATAATAATTAGCACCCCACCAAACTTCTTTCAATGGGTTAAACTCTCTTGTTATATTATAAGCATCAACTGCATATTGAATTGTATCGTCTTTAAAGTCTTTTAAATTATTGCCTTGACATGCACCTCCCCTTTCACTTCTATCACCTTTTTCATTTATGCCATAAGGAGGGTCTGTATAAATTGATAGTTTTTTATTATCACTTATTAATTTTAATACACTATTTACATCCGTGCTATCTCCACACAACAATCTATGCTCTCCAATCTCATACAAATCACCTAAAACTGTAATAGGTTCTTCGGGTGGAGTACAATCAAAATCATCTTCTTCGGCTTCTAATACTTCTGTTTCAAAGTTAGGAATATCTAACCCCCACGCTTCCAACTGCTCACTATCCCATTCATTCGCTAATACCTCCCAATCCCATTCGCCACCGCTTGTATTGTCTTTAATTAAAAACTCCCTTTGTTGGTCTTCGGTTAGGTCTGCAATAATTATAGGCACTTCTTTTAGGCCAGCTTCTTTGCAGGCTTTATATCTCATATTGCCTCCGAGTATAATCATATCTTGATTAACTACTATCGGTCTAATATTAAGCATCTCTGGAAAGTCTTTAATAGACTGCACAAGTTTTTTAAACTTATCGTCTTTGATAAGTCTTGGATTGTTCGGGTTGAGTTTAACCTCTGAAAGTTTTACTATTTGCATTACACTTTATATTCATTATAAATTTTTCTTAATTCATCAAGTTTACCTTTCCAGCAACTTGCACAAGAACTGATTTGCAATCTAAAATTAAAAACATTAAAATAAATATCCGATATTTCTTTTTGTTCGTCTGGCGTTAAAGTGGTTTGCGAAGCATCTAAATACTTTGTTAATTTAGAATAGTCAGTTTCATTCAAACAATTAACTTTTTCATTATAAGGGAATAATTTATTTAGCGTTTCTTTTCTTTGATCACATCCGCAATCTTCACCAGCAATAAATTTAACTACTGCTTTAATTCCAGTTGCTTCTGTGATAGCTTCGATTGTATCTCCTAATCCTTTTGGTTTTCTACCTCTTGCCATAATTTATAATTTTATATAGTCTTGATAATCCTTTTCAAACTTAGTATTTAATATTTCTTTATAGTTTTTTATAGAATGGAATATAGATATTAAACTGATGTTTGTTTCTTTTGCTATATCTCGCATTGACATATCAGAATCCCTATAAAGTTTAAACAGTTTACGATCGTACCAGTGCCACGTTTCTAATTCTTTATCAATCATTAAACAAATGTCATTATAAGCCTGGTGCTCTTCTAAATTAGAATCGTCGAATATTTCCCACTGCTCATCAAAAGATACTTTATTTACTTTTTTCTTTTTATTATAAAATTGATAGTAAAGTGAACGTAAAGTAAAAAACATATATCCTTTCCTAACCTTGCCATTTTCATCAATTAATTTTTTTTCATCGGCATATTTTATCAATGCCATATAACTTTCTTGAACTATATCCTCAGCATAATCTGTCTCACCGAGTTTGTAGATAACTTCTACCCATTCTTTGTGATGTTTCGCTACCTGTTCAATCCATTTATAATCTGCCATATTTTTAAAAAACCCCCCTAATAGTGCCTAGGATATCCGGGGGGTAAAATTAATTAATTATGAAACAGTTACAAATTTAATGATTTTTATTTCAGCTTAACAAATTGTCAAGCCAATTTGCAGTGTTTTTTGTTCCAAGCGTTTTAAACTCATTTACGGCATCTAAATAACAGTTATCTATCCAAGTATGCAATTTCCCTTTTAATTGCGTACCGTCCTTAAAAACGTGTTCAGACGTGTTCTTATGTGTTTTTTTGTAGTTGTTGATTTTGTCTTGTAGTTTCATAATGTTATTTTTTATTTAGTGGTTTTTTAAGTGGTGCAAAGCAAGTAGTGCAAAACCCTATCTATATAGGGTTTTTTGCACCTTTGCACTAGTGCAGGAATTTGACTTTTTGCACTAGTGCAAAGTAATTTTTTGCACTAGATAAATTCTTACAATTAAAATGGCTCATAATTTCCTAAGTAATATTTTTTTGTTGCTGGTTCATATAAAACCTTGTCCTCTTCAATACTTTCTTTTAAGAAGTCTTTTGCGTATCTATCACCTAAAACATCTCCCGTAATTTTTAAAAATTCACGTCTTATTCTATCGCATAAATCAGCATAATTTGTGCCTTTTTCTTGTAAATCTGAAAAGCAACCATTTAAAATTATCACCGAATTACTTTGTAATTTATCTTTTTTGGTTACAAGTGGTTGTTTTGTTTTTCTTGTTGATTTTTCTGGAAATTCATAGTCAATAATATTTGGATTTCCATCGTCTGTAATTTCAAAAGCAAAAGCATCAGGTTTTTTATTTCTTGTTTGTAAAGTTTCGACTAATTTAATGCTCTCATTCTCTTTATCGCTTGTAATCTGTATTACTGTTTCGCTTTTATTAGTCAAAATACTTCCTAAATGCCCTCTCATTTTTGAATTTTCACTAGGGTTTTGGTGTAATATATTTAAAATGTGAACGTTATTTTCAACGCTCCATTTTCTTAAATCCGATACCATAATATTACTTTCTTTAATATCGTTTGTATCATAAATTAAATCAGCAATACCATCAATAACAACCAATCCAACACCATCAGTATTATAAATAAGTTCCCTTGTATAATCACGTCTATTTTCGATATCAACAGCGTCAAAATTAAACATCATTAAATTATCAATTTTATTTTCACCTACAAAATCCTTTATACGTTTCAATATTAACAAAATGTGAAAGTCAGATTGTTCCGTATCAATATATATAATTTTGTCTCTACCCTTTGGTAAAAATGATTTTAAAAAATCATTCATTTCTCCTTTTTGTAAAACGTTTTGCGTTAATAAAGTAAGCAAAAATGTTTTACCTACTTTTGCTTTTCCTGTAATACAAGATATATTTTTTCTGGTCATAACCATAACATCCTTAAAAGACAAAACTACCTCAGGTAATGGTATATTGTCAGACGGCAATATTCTTAATTTTAAAATCTCCTCATAGGATATTTTAACAGTTTCTTTTTCTGGTGACAGAATTATTGATTCATACATAATTCTTAAAGTTTTTAATTGACAAATTTATTGAGTTTTCAATATTATATTTCACGGCTTCTGCATCCCAGTTGTTGCCACATTTTAAAAATTCATCAACATTCAATCCTGGTAGTTTGTTCTTGTATCTTTCGTGGATTTCTTCCAACTCGGTTGCTGTTTTATTTTTTAAAAACGGATCGAGTATTTTTTTTCTGTTAAAATAATTTTGTAGTTCCATTCTGCGAAGTGACATCTGCAGTTTTTCAGTTGCCATTGGCTCGGATAGTATTCTATTAATTTCTTTATTTGCTATTTCTATATCGGTATAGTACGCTAACAATTCCGATAAAGTAAAAATGTAAAGTTTAGCAAATAATAAATTTTCTTGTACTGTTTCCTGCTCCGATAACTTAAGATTTCTTATGATTTCATTAAAAGCATCAACATCGTTTTGGTTTGGTTTATTGCCTTTTGAAATTGTAAAAGACAATCGCTTTACGGCTTCTTTTAGTATCATAATAGTTTGATGTGAGTTAGTTCGCTAATTTTCCAAGTGTGCCATTTTAATCTGGAATCAAGTGTTGGTCTTGTAATGCCTATTTCTTTTGCCGTATCGTCTTTTGAAGTTTTGGCAATCCTTTTCAATACCTTTTGAGTTGCTTCGTATTTTGTCATAGTGTAAATTTTTTTACATTAAAGTT